TAACACCTGTTATATCTGCAGTAATTAAATCATTCATATTACTGTAAACACCCTGCAAATAATTTACGCTATTTGCAAGTGAATTTATAGTTGGATTTGTGCTATCTCTAAATGAAATTGCTGTGATAAAACTTAAACAAAAATCTTTATATGCGCCGCCTCCAGTTACAAATTCATTGTAAGCTTGTAATGCTGGTAATCTTATAAATCCCCATCGTGAAAGGCTATTTGTATAAGATGGGATGTATGTTGCTGGCTTTGAATTTCCTAAAGCAGGAATAGTTGAACTGCCTATAGAAATTAATGCGTCATATGTGGCTTGAGTAACGCCTGCCCCTATTTTACCGTAAGCCAAATTAATAGCATCAATAAGTTTGTTTAAGACAGTAGTTGAGCCAATTGTTCCTTTTACGTAATTCGCTTCCGAAACGCTTGATCCCATAAAACCTGCGGCAGTGGCATTTATGTTTAAGCCATTGCTTGAAAGAAGTTGGGCGAGTAAATTAATGCTATTGGGTGTTTGTAAACCTTGTAAACTCATGGGCAAAATATATCAGGACTACCTTGGACGATACTATGTCCACATGTATTTCCTGAACCGACTCTTAACACTGGGCAACCTTCTGCAAACACAGTTGGACTTCCGTCTGTTGTCATTGCAGCCGCATGTGGCGGGTGAGGTGGACCAAATGGTGCGTGTGGAGTTATTTGACTTACGTGTAAGCCAACTGGAATTCCATTCGCAAACACTGTACCAGCACCACGCATTATTGCGCCGCCTGGTTGATCAGTGTCCCCTTTTCTACTAAGTTGTGGCATCCTTATCCTAATATAATTTGTTTTTCTGGTACAGTTATACCGGTAGTAGCTTCGATATACTTAACCTTAACTTGTTCATTCGTGTTTGCAACTATTGCAACACTATTAATATTTAGTCTAAAAGTACCGTTCATATCTGTAGTAAAAAGACTGGGAACCATTCCTATACCTTTTTGACTAGGAGCAATGCTTACAGGCTCACTGATTTCAACGGTTTTATCGGTGATTTTAATCACCTTTGCTACTAACTCTTCGCCACTATTTAATTTGAATGAATATACTTCATTTACGGTAAGATCCATGTTTATCCCATTAATTTTCTATGTAATTCTGTGTACCCGCCTACAAGTTCTTCATCAATAAAGATTTGTGGTACTGTACGTGCGTTCGGCACGGCTTCCATTAGTTGATCTTTTGTGTAATCCTTATTAATGTTTCTTTCCTCAAACTCTATGCCTTTCAGTTTTAATAGTGCCTTTGCTTTATCGCAGAAGGGACACATATCTTTACTCCAAACAATTGCTTTCATTTTTTTCCTTTATAGTTCTGGTAACGCTTCGTAATCAACTGTGTCACTCATTACGCCAATGACGTAATTTGTGCTTTCATTTTCTTGTAATGCAGTCTGCTTTTTATTAATATTCACGTGCTTATTAAACCAAGGTATCGGACTTATTTTTGGATGATTCTCCTGATACTTAACACCTATATCCTTTAGTCTATTAAAAGCAGTCCAGTCTACAAAATCTTTGAGTATATCTGCATTTAGTCCTATTACAACGCCTTTGCTAAAAAGATAATCGGCCCATGCCTTTTCCTCATTGATTACTTCCATATACATATCATACACTTCACGTTCACAATTTTGTTTAGCTCTTGCAAATCTAGGATCATCTTTAACCACTTGATTAATTAAATATGCTGTCCATTCAGTGTGTAACAATTCGTCTTGTAAAATTAAACTAATGATGTTTCCGTTACCAATGTAAATTCTATTTTCAACCATAGCAAGACTTGTTGCAAAACTCACCATAAATCGCAATGCTTCTAATGCATAACTTGCATTTAATGCTAACCATATTGCATTTATATGATCATCTTCATCAACATGAAAGCCTGCCTCTTTGCTGCAATTCATTTGATGCAGTTTTTCATAGTAGCGACCTACACTTGCAGCCATATCTATAATTTCTTTTGTATCATGTATCTTGTTGAATTCTTCTTTTGGCACTCCATACACATTGCGAATGATATGGCTATAACTCTTACTGTGTATATTGGTTTCAAAGAAACTCCAATTATTAACCAATGCTTCTAACTCTGGTATACTTATAACAGGACTAAAAACTTGACTAGGTGCACGACCCTGAATACTATCTAATGCGGTTTGTCGTAATAGATTGCTTGTAAAAATATGTTTAACTGCCTCACTGGCATCTTTATGATCTATCTTATCTTTTGTTAATGTAATTTCTTCTGGGACCCAAAAGAAGCCTCGCGCCGTTTCTTCGTACTTTGCAATTTTAGGATATTTAACCTCTTCAAATCGTTGTACTGTGACCACACCATCTAAAAACATTTTTCTACTTAAATAATTTGTTTGTTTTGTTAAATTGTACTGTTCTTTACTCATCATTTTCCTTTTCATACATCACTGTGTTTGTGTCTCCCAAAGCCCATTTGGGATTTTGTTCTACAATATATTTTTTCGTACATACTTTAAAGTCTGGAAACTTTAATTCTTTTGGATTACTAGCAGCATCTAAAAATATACAACGATTATTAGGCTGTGCTGCATACTGTCCGTTATCAAGTTCGATGAAATTAAAACTCTTATGATCCTCTGGCCACTCGCTATATGTTGTATCTATTATGTTAGTATCAGGACTACAATTATCCACTGTAAATAAATATCCACCTGAATAAAAATTTTTATCCTTAGCGTAAAATTTGCAAGTTAAATTTTTTAAGAATGCTTTTTGTATAATAGTAAAGTCATAGCTAAAGCAATCCCATATCTGCAGTGTGTCTAAAGGTAGAAACTTTTTAGAGTCAATATTCTCTGTGCGTGATACATACGCATGTATAGGTAACTTGTCATAAAGTGCGCCATAGTTTGGTAAATATGCCTCTATTCTAAATGCTTGACCCCTTATACTTTTGATTGAAACCCATACACAAGGTTCATATTCACCAAAACCCTTTTCAAAATCGTACAAAAATTCTTTTCGTACATAACAGTGTATAGGTGGAGTATTTGCAACTAAATGAGCCATTATAGAACGCAAGCCTCACAGGCTTCTTCATCTTCTAGTGGTTCTAGTTTCGTGAATTCAATAATGTTATCTTCTTTTAGTCCAGCTTTAGAACCCATTTTATTTATTAGGCTATAATAAATTGTTTTTAATCCCCATTTGTATGCAAGCATGAGGTTTTTCGCAATTAAAGTGGCACTAACTTTTCCTTCAGGGAAAAATGCAGGGTTATAGAATGTGTTTGTGCTGATACTTTGATCAACATATACTGCTAACACTGCACTTGTTTTTAAATAATCTACACAATCATGTTGATCCCACATTAGTTGATAACGATTTTTTAATCTTTTATATTCAGGTACAACTTGAACAAAACTTCCCGCTTTACTTTCTTTGACACTAATCAATTCCATTGGCAATTCAATACCATTCGTGCTGTTCAATACAACGCTAGAGCTTTCTACAGGTGCAATAGCCATTAATGTCGCATTTCGAATACCATACTTCTTAAGTTTTTCTCTTAATTGTTCCCAGTCCATACTAGGACTAAAATCAGTTAATTCATTTGATCCTTCTGCCCTGCGCTCCCAAGGAAAAATACCTTGCCCATAATATGTACGGCTGCTGTTCTTACAAGCACCGCGTTCTTGTGCCAATTCGACACTCATTTCAGTGAGATAATAAGCTTGGTGTTCCATCCAACGTTTAACTTCTGCTAAGCCCTCATCTGTTCCATAGCGTAGATGACGCTTTGCATGCCAGTAGGCAAGATTAGTAATACCAACACCCAATGGTTCAAAATCTTCGTTAGCCAATTTACTTTGTACACTTAAAAAATCCTGATAGCTTAGGAGATTGCTTAGACTGCGCACAAGTACTCTACAGGCTTTTCGCATGTCTTGTGGATTTTTAAATGCACCCCAATTTATACTACCTA